CGGTGTCCCGCCGTCCTGGGTGGGCTTCTCCGAGGGACTGCAGGGCAGCGCCCTGAACGCGGGCAACTTCACCGCGGCGCGGCGCCGTTTCGGCGACGGGACGATGCAGCACCTGTGGGCGAACGCGGCGGCGTCGCTGGAGACGATCGTCCGCCCGCCGGACGCGGGCGCCCGGCTGTGGTTCGCGACGACGGGGATCCCGTTCCTGGCGATGGACGCGAGCGACCGGGCCGCCGTGCAGGAGCAGGAGGCCCGCACGATCGTGACTCTGGTCAAGGACGGCTTCACCCATGAGTCCGCCGTCGACGCGGTGATTAACCACGACTGGTCGCGGCTGGAGCCCGTCACCGACGCGCAGGGCAACCCGATGCTGTCGGTCCAGTTGCAGTCCGCCAACCCGGCGCCCGCCGGTCCGGCCCCGGCCGCCGACCCGCCCGCCGCATCCAACGGCAACGCCGACCCGAACCGGGCGCGAGCGCTCATCGGAGGAAGACCATGACCACGATGACCGATCGGGAGCGCGCGGCGGTCCCGCCCCGCACTGACGTGCTGCGCGAGGCTCCATTCGCGCTCCGCAGCGCCGGCGACGGGGAGGCGGGCGACGGCCGCACCCTCGACGGCTGGGGCGCGGTGTTCAACCGGGAGACGATCATCGACTCCTGGGAGGGCCGCTTCAAGGAGAAGATCTCCCCCGGCGCGATGAAGAAGAGCTTCCGGGAGAACCCGCCGAAGATCCAATATGACCACGGCAGGCATCCGCTGATCGGCTCCATCCCGATCGCGGCGCTGCAGCGGATCGCCGAGGAGGCCGACCCGGAGCACGCGCCCGAGGGCGGCGCTCACGTCGTCGGCCGCCTGCACGACAACTGGCTGGTCGAGCCGGTCCGCGAGGCGATCGCCTCCGGCTCGATCGACGGGATGAGCTTCCGGTTCAGTGTCGTCCGCGAACGCTGGTACGGCGCCGACGGCAAGGAGATCCGCGACGAGGAGGCGCTGCGCGAGGCGCTGCGCCGCACCTGGTACGAGGACGTCCCGGACGAGGAGCTGCTCCTGCGGGACCTGAAGGAGCTGAAGGTCCGCGAGATCGGCCCGGTGATGTGGCCGGCCTACGACGACACCTCTGTCGGGGTCCGCTCCGCCGTGATCGACCTGGGGCGCCTCGGCGACCCCGACACCAAGAAGCTTCTCGCCCGCGCGGTGCTGCTCGCCGACGCGGCCGAGACCGCACCCGAGCCCGCCGGTGAGCGGGACGAGGCGCCGCCCGCCACCGAGGAGCCCGAGGCCGAGCAGGCCGAGGCCCCGGCCGGTGAGCACGCCGAGCCGGTGCGGGAGGAGACCCACGACGAGCAGTCGCCCGCCAAGGGCGCGCAGGACGAGCCGCACGTCACCGCGAGGAGCACTCCTGCGGCCGGCACGCACTCGGGCTACCTCGGCAGCGGACCGGGCTGGTTCCTGCCGAATCCGACGGGCCGCTGAAGGCCGAACGAATGGAGAACATCGTGAGTGACGCTGAGCCGCGGTCCATCGAGGACCGCGAGGCGCGCATCGCCGAGATCGACGAGCGCATCGCCGAGCTGGACGCCGACTTCGCCGGCACCCGCATGTCCGACCAGGCGCGCGAGGAGTGGAACCAGCTCAACGCCGAGCGCGACGAGCAGGTCCAGACCGTCGCGGAGATGCGGGCGCGGCGCGAGCGGCTGCGCGAGGTCGCCGGGCAGCCTTCCGCGACCGAGCGGGCCCGTGACGCCGCCCCGGCGTTCGTCCGCCGCCGCGGCGACGACATCTACGACGAGCGGGCGGTCCGGTCCGCTTCCTCCAGCGACGAGGAGTACCGGACCAAGCTCACCGACAACGCCAAGCGGGCGATCGAGCGGGCGTCGTTCCCCTCGGCGCTGGGGCAGTCGCGGGAGCGGACCACCGAGCACGTCATGGACCTGCTGGAGCGCGCCGACGACAAGTTCGGCAGCTTCGCCAAGCGGATCCTGGCCACCGGCTCGCCGGTGTACGACCGGGCGTTCGGCAAGGCGGTCATGGACGGCCTGCACACCCTCACCGGCGAGGAGCAGCGCGCGATGGCGCTGTCGCCCACGTCGGCGGGCGGGTTCGCGGTCCCGTTCCAGCTCGACCCGACGGTGATCCTGACCAGCGACGGCTCCACGTCGCCGCTGCGCCAGATCGCCCGCGTCGAGCAGATCACCTCCAAGACGTGGCAGGGCATCACCTCCTCTGGTGTGACGGTGTCCCGGTCCGGTGAGGCGATCGAGGCGGGCGACAACGACTTCGCGATCGGGCAGCCCGAGGTCTCCCCGACGCGGGTCATCGCCAACGTGGAGTTCTCGGTCGAGATCGACCAGGACTGGCCGCAGCTCCGCTCCGAGATCGCCCGGCTCCTCGCCGACGCCAAGGACCGCGAGGAGGACAGCAGCTTCGTCGTCGGCGACGGCCAGGGCACCACCCCCTTCGGCGTGGTGACGACGCTGAACATCGCCTCCGAGGTGGCGATGGCGTCGGCCGGCGCGCTGACCGCCGGCGACCTGTACGACCTGGAGGCCGAGCTTCCGGTCCGCTACCGCGGCCGGGCGCAGTTCCTGGCCAACAAGTCCACCTACAACAAGATCCGCGGTCTGTCGACGGGCCACGACGGCGGCGAGCTGTGGGTGCGGCTGGCGTCCGGCCAGCCGTCGGAGCTGCTCGGCTACCCGGCGCGCGAGGCGTCGGCGATGGACTCCATCGGCGAGGCCGACGGCCGTGTCCTGCTGTTCGGGGACTTCAGCCAGTTCCTGATCGTCGACCGGCTCGGCATGCAGGTCGAACTTCAGCCGCACGTGCTCGGCGCCGCGAACCGGCGGTGGACGGGTCAGCGCGCGATCGTCGCGGTGTGGCGGAACAACTCCAAGATCCTGAACCACAACGCGTTCCGGGTCATGGTCGACCCGACGTCGAGCTGACGGCCCCCGCCCGCCCCGGGCGCACTCCCTGCCCCGGGGCGGGCGGTCCATCACGGAAGGAGGCACGGTGAGCGATGACCTGCTGGTCGCGCTGACGACCACGACGATCGTGCATCAGGGCCGCAGTTACCGGATCGAGCGGGGGGTGACGGTCGTGTACGCCGACGACGAGGTTGTGCAGGGTCGCGAGCGGCTGTTCGGGCCGCTGCGGGTGACGCGCCTGGGCGGGCGCGTGCCGCCGGCCGCCGGTGGCGCGGTGGAGACGGCCACGGCGGGCCCCGGTGAGCGCCGCGAGGTGCGGCTCGCGCAGCCCGAGCAGGACGCCGGGCAGGACGCCGACCCGTACGCGTCGTGGACCCGCAAGGACCTGGTCGCCGAGTGCAAGGCCCGGGACCTGCCGGCGTACGGCTCCAAGGACGAGCTGATCGCGCGTCTGAGGGCCGGCGAGCCGGACGGCACCTGAGATGGCCCTGGGCGACCCGTACGTCACGGCCGAGGAGCTGAAGGCGCGCCTCGGGATCGAGGACGAGTCCGACAACACCGAGATCGGCTCGGCGGTCGTCGCGGCGTCGAGCGCGGTGAACCGGTTCTGCCGCCGCCAGTTCCACAAGGCCGCCGTTCCGTCGCCGCGGTCGTACACCACGACCGGCGACGGCCTGCTGCTCGTCGATGACTTCCACACCACGGTCGGGCTGGTCGTGGGCGGCGCCGCCTACTCGGCGGACGCGGTCGCGCTGGAGCCCGAGAACGGGGTCGTGGACGGGGAGCCAGGCTGGCCGTTCTGGCGGATCTACGGGTCCGGGCTGTCGGGCCGCGTCACCGTCACCGCCGCATGGGGCTGGGCCGCGATCCCGGGCCCGGTGGTCGAGGCGACCTACATGACGGCGATCGAGATCTTCAAGATGCGGGACGCGCCGTTCGGCGTGCAGGGCATGGCCGACTTCGGGCTGATCCGGATCCGGGAGAACGCCCGCACGAACTCCCTGCTCAACCCGTACCGGCGGCACGCGGTGGTGGTGGCCTGATGGCGTCGATCCTCGCGGTCCGGCAGGGCCTGGTCGAGCGGCTGGAGACCATCGACGGCCTGCGCGTCCACCAGTACGTGACCGGCACGGTGTCCCCGCCCGCGGCGACGATCGTGCCGGGCCTGGGCTCGGAGACGTCCACGTCCCGGCCCGCGATCGAGTACGACAAGAGCTTCGGCGGCTCGGTCCTGATGAACTTCATGGTCAAGGTAGCCGTCTCCCCGACCGCCGACGACGCCGGGCAGGCCCGCCTGGACACCTACCTCGACACCCGCAGCGACACCTCCATCAAGGACGCCCTGGAGGCCGACATGGACCCCATCGAGCAGGACGGGGACATCATCGCCGACTCGGTCCTGGTGACGGGCGTCGCCCACTACGGCATGATCGAGTGGGGCGGCATTCCCTACCTCGGCGCGGACCTGCATGTCGAGGTCCAGGCCAGGTGAGCGACGACTATCAGCAGCGCTACCTGGAGCATCAGGCCCGCAAGGCCGACGTGCTGCGCGGCCTGCTGGCCGAGCGGCACTCGGCGCGCGTGTTCGCCGAGCGGCCCGTCGGCGACGAGGCGCTGGCGCTGCTGCTGGAGGCCGCCGAGCACGCGCCGTCATCGTGCGCCCGCCGCGGTGTGAACGTCCGCGTGGTCAGTGACCGGGACTCCAAGGCGCTGCTGGGCGGGCTGCTCGTCGGCGGCGTCGGGTGGATCCACCGGGCGCCCGTCGTGCTGCTGCTGATCGCCGACCCGGTCGCCTACAAGGCCGGCGACGAGATCGCATGGATGCCGTTCCTGGACGCCGGGGTGATGGCCGGGCAGATGGGTCTGGCCGCCGTCGCCGCGGGCCTGCGCGGCTGCTTCGTCAACCCGAACGTCCGGCCGGCGCACCGTGACATGTTCACCGGCGCGTTCGGGCCGGGGATCATGTGCGGGGCGTTCGCGGTCGGGTGGCCACGCGAGGACGACAGGCCCGGCTGGGTGTGGGAGACCTCGTGAAGCGTCTGGTCGCCGCGTACGGCTGGCGGTGGGAGCCCGAGTGGCTCGTGCAGGAGATGCGCGCCAACCTCGCCCCGATCGTGGACGACGCGGTCTTCGTGGACGACCGGGACCGGGTCGGACCGTGGGGGCATGAGGGCGCGTACCGGCGCAGGCAGCGGCAGCTCCTGCGAGAGGCGGGCGCGGACTGGGTGCTGCTGACGAGCCCGGACGAGCGGTTCGAGGACGGCGCCGCCGACATCATCCGCGACGTCGTTGAGAACGGCCCGCAGGATCAGGTGTACACGCTGCGGGTGTGCGAGATGTGGACGCCGACCGCCTACCGGGTCGACGGCTCGTTCGCGCACCGGCCGCGCTTCCGGCTCTTCCCGCTGGCGGCGATGGAGCGGCGGCTGCCGAACCGGCGCATCCACTCCAAGCCGGTCAACAAGACGCTCCGCCGCCGCGCCAAGCACCTTGACGTACGGATCTACCACCTCAAGCACATCCTCCCGGAGAACCGCCGGCGCCGGGCCGAGGTGATGAAGGCCCTCGACGCCGAGACCGGCAGGCACCGGCCCGCGGTGTGGGACGAGTTCCTCGCTGACGATGCGGCGGTCGAGCTGGAGGAGGTGCCGCCGGACCGGGCGTTCTCGCCGCCGCTGACCCGCGACTTCGTATGGGACCCACAATGATCGTCTTCTGTAGCAACTCCACCGGCTGGGACGCCGAGAGCGACTGCCTGGTGCCGGGCGGGCAGGTCGACCGGCTCATCGCGACCGTCGTCGAGCACCTCCCCGAAGGCTCCTACCAGGTGACGCGGCAGCCGGTCGCCCGCGCGATCAACGTGTACCTGTCGACGCGGGACCGGTACTGCCACGGCTCGCAGGAGCTGGACCGGTGGGGCGTGCTGTACGCGCACGGCATCGCCGACAAGGGGTATCGCCTGGGTGCCGCGTCGAACCCGCGGCGCCACTTCGACTTCATCACCGTGCCGGGCCCCGGCCATGAGCACGGCCTGCTGGACGCGAACTACCCGTCGGGCCGCATCATCGAGATCGGCTACCCCAAGCTCGACCCGCTCTACGGCATGGACCGCGTCCCCCGGGAGCCGGGCGGCCCGGTCCGGGTGCTGTACGCGCCGACGCACGGCGGCGGCAGCGAGCGGTACACCGAAGGCAACCCGAAGGCGCCCGGGGCGAAGGCGACGTCGTGGTGGCATCGCGAGGAGATCCTCGCGCTGCTGGACGCCGACGACCTGGAGGTCACCCTCGCGCCGCACCCGCGGCACCACCCGGAGCGCAGGGCGACCTTCGAGCAGTACCTGTCGGCGGATGTGGTGGTCGCCGACGGCGGGTCCACGATCTACGAGGCGCTCGCGCTCGGCATACCCGTCGTCATGCCGGACTGGCTGACCGCGCACCGCAACCTCACCCGGCAGGGCGGGGCGCTGCTGGAGGCGCGGGTGTACGGGGAGCCGATCGGCTACCACGCCGACGAGCCGGGCGAGCTGGCCGACCTGGTCCGCAAGGCCGCGGCCGAGGGCATGTCGGCCGCGGACGTCGACTTCATCGACGAGGTTCTGCCGCCGAAGTGGCGCGGCTGCTCCGGCAAGGTGTTCGCCGAGTTCCTGCTGAGCTTGGAGGAGTTGTGACCCAGCGCTACGTCGTGCTGTCGCGGCAGCCGATCTACGGGGTGCGGACCGGCGGGATCGTCTACCTCCCCGAGGAGGAGGGCGACCGCAAGACCCGCTCCGGCCATGTCGAGCCAGCACCCGTCCCGAAGCCCGAGCCCGAGCCGGACCCGAAGCCGAGGCGGCCCCGCCGGACGGCGAAGCCGCCGGACCCGCCCCAAGCCCCTGAGCCCCGCCCGGACGCGGGGCTTTCTCATGTCCCCGACCCGGCCGGCATGGCCGAAGAGAGCAAGGAGTAGGCCATGAAGGTAGTGCTCAAGGAGTGCTTCATCGAGGTGGACGGAGTGAACTTCTCCGACCACATCTCGTCGGTAACGATCAACCTCTCCAAGGAGGAGATCGACACCACGAACTTCGGCGGAGCGGGCAAGGAGCGCGCGCACGGCCTGCGCGACGACTCCTTCGAGCTGAACTTCCAGCAGGATTTCGACGCCGCGTCGGTCGACGCGACGCTGTACCCGCTGTACGACGAGGAGACCGAGTTCAACGTCACCGTCCGCCCGAGGCCGGGCGCGGCGTCGGCGACCAACCCCGAATACTCCGGCACGTGCATCCTGCTGGAGTACTCGCCGCTGGACGGGTCGGTCGGCGAGCTCAGCGAGACCAGTGTGACGTTCCCGTCGCAGCGCGACGGCATCACCCGCTCGACGACCGGTAGCTGATGGAGGCCCGGGTCGTCACCGGCCCGGAGATCCAGCGGATCGCCGAGCGGCTCCGGCAGGTCGACAAGAAGCTCCCGGCGCGGCTGCGCAAGGAGCTGCGCAAGGCGGCCCAGCCCGCGGTGCAGGCGGCCAAGCGTGAAGCGCGGTCGCTGCCGTCACGAGGAGTGAAGGGCGGCACGTCCAGGCATCCGCACCGGCGCAACCAGCTTCGCCGCAAGCTGGCCCGCGGGGTGCGGGTGCAGGCGTCCACGGGTGGCCGCCGGGGCGCGGGCCTGCGGATCGTCACGGCGATGCCGACGGCGTCCGAGGCACTCCTGCCCCGTGGCTTCGACAGCCCCGAGGGCTTCCGGCATCCGGTGTTCGGCAACCGGGACGTCTGGGTCCGCCAGGACGGCGCCAGCTGGTTCCGGCAGCCGATCGGCCGGCAGAGCCACGAGGTCCGCGCCCGGGTGGCCCGGGTGATCGACGAGACCGCCCAGTGGATCGCCCAGGCGGGCGGCCGGTAAGACGCGCGGCGGCCGGGTGAGTGGGTCTCCTCGGCCGCCGTGCTCCACCCCGAGACCCACAAATCCCATGGAGACCCACATGACCATGTGTCTGATCACGCCCGAGAAATGGGCACGGTTCACGCCCGCGCAAGAGCGTGCCGCTGTCGCCTGGCTCGCCCGGCACGGCGTCGACTACCGCAACGTGTTCAAGCTCGAATGCGTCGGCAGTCGCGTCTACGCCCACACCTACGAGCTGGACGAGCAGGGGCGCCGCCACCTGTGCCCCGCGGGTTGCGGATGCATCGCGGAACGTGAGATCGAGATCGACGCCGACGGCGACCCGCCGCCCTGGATCGAGGCCATCCAGACCATCGCCGACCGCTAACCGAACAGGAGACCCACATGGCACTGCTGACCGCTGACGAAATCCTCGGCGCCGACGACCTGCCCACCCGGGACGTGGACGTCCCCGAATGGGGCGGCACCGTCCGCATCCGCACCCTGTCCGGCAAGGAGCGGGACGCCTTCGAGGCGAGCATCGCCCAGCAGAAGGGCAGGAGCACCAGGGCGAACCTTGAGAACCTCCGTGCCCGCCTCGTCGCCAAGTGCGCGATCGGCCCCGACGGTAAGCGCCTGTTCTCCGACTCCCAGGCCGTCGCCCTCGGCCAGAAGTCGTCCGCCGCCCTGGACCGCGTCTTCGAGGCGGCCCGCAAGCTCAACCGGATGACCGAAGAGGACGTCGCGGAGCTGACCGAGGATTTTCCGGAGGAGGATGGCGAGCCTTCGTCTTCCGCCTAGCCGGCCATTTGGGTCTGACCGTCACCGAGCTTCTCGCCCGGACCACCTCCGCCGAGCTCACCGAGTGGCAGGCGTACGAGGTCGCCTACGGCCCGGTCGGCCCCGCCTACCGCGACGCCGCGCTCGCCGACCTGATCGACGCCGTGCAG